TCAAGCCTGGTGGTATTTTATTCCTATTTATATTGCTCATTACATTAATAACAATGGGCATACTGTTAATTCACTTTCTGGGGTGGTCCCCATGAAACCTGTTTTTGAGACCCTATTGAGGAAGGGAATCGAATCGGCGAAGCTGGAAGCCGTGTTTGATGGTGTAGACCAGCACGGCCATGTTATTCTGAGGGACGTGAGAACCAAATTCGGTGTCGAGCATCATGCCTGGCTGAATTATCGATGCACGGCCATGCTTCCACCTGTTAAAAGGGGGGATCGCATCCAGTTTTGGGCTGACCTCCAGCCCTATAAGAAGATCAATGGTAGCCGAAGCATCAGGCTGGAATGCGCTCGGGAAGCTAGGGTGGTGAGCTGATGAGGCTCGATGATAGCCATTTTCAGGAGAGGCTTGAGCATATCTACAACCGAGCTGGCAGGGTTCTCCAAGTTGAACCGAGGCAAAGCCAACTGAAGGATTTTGAGGTGGATGCCCATGGGGATTAGACGCAGACGAAACAAGTCCAACCTCATCCAGCCGCCCAAATCTGATCACAAAGCCCTTCCGCTGGTTCTGAAAGATGCCCAAGAGAGGCGCGCTTTTCTCCGGACGCTGGAGCTGTGGAGATTATTCGATTCGTATCTAGCCGCCCTGCTGGAGATAGGGGGAACGTCGGAACAGAACTAAGACGGTGGCAGCATGAGCTTTGATGACGTGCCCGCTATGCTTAGGGACGCTAAACAGTGGGTAGCCAGGAAAGAAAAGAAGCCTTGTGACCTGCAGGGGCGGTCTGGTGGATGGCAGAATTCGGATTTCTGGATAAGCTTCGAAGAAGCTAAGGCGGGTATAGAATCCAACCCTGGGATGTTCTCGGGGCTGGGATTTGTCATAGCCAGGCATCCAGAGAGGGGTGATAAGCAGCTGATAGGGATTGATCTGGATGCTTGCCGTGATCCGAGGACCGGATGGGTAAGCCCTTGGGCTGCTGAGATCTTACGGAAGCTTAACAGCTATACCGAATTATCCTTATCAGGCACTGGCTTCCATGTTTGGATTCTCGGGAAACTGCCAGAAGGCATGGACAGCGCCGAAAGCGAGGGGATGGAGCCTATCACATTACCACCTGATGTATGGGCTTTCATCAAAGCGATTAAGAAGAACGCTGCCAGGTGCAACACCATAGAGATCTATGAGGACGGGCCGCGGCATTTCGCTATGACCGGAAGCCGGGTAACTGATTATTCGGCTGACGCAGAATATCGGCCCGAAGTTCTTTCTGAGCTGCTCGGATTGTGCAGGTGCAGCGCCGGGCCTTCGGGTGATTCAGGTTTACCGGAATGGGCGGTCGAAATGGCAAAAGTGGCCGCTGGTAAGAGGCTCCCTCCCTTGAACATCTTGGATGTCATTGATACTCGGGGGTGGGAACAGTGCGGACATCAGTTGCGCGGGCCTCATCCAACTCTGGGGAGTTCCACCGGGCATAACCTGGTAGTCGATCCAGAGGCCGGTCTATGGGCCTACATGCACAACGGCATCAATAGCGGTGGAGATGCCTGGTTATGGCTGGCTTGTGAGTGCGGGGCGGTGCCCTGGGAGGAGGCCGGGGCGGGCAAACTCAAAGATAAGACAATTGTCGAAAAGACGATTGCATATGCAGTGAGCAGGCAGCTAGTTAATGCAGAGGACGTAATCCGGGAACCTGAGATAAGATTGCTCAGGCCGGACGACGAGCCGGGGGCCATAGGTATTGCACCAGACGGCACGGTACAAACTGTGACCACTGACCCCAAAGGCAATAAAGAACTCAAGTGGGTATCCGATTGCGCTATTGGCATATACCTGGAAACTCAGGAAGACAGACGTACTGAGTTTGTTTTCAGAGGGAAAGGCGCTAAAGATGGCCGCCCAGTCGAATTTACTGCAGATGCTGATGTTGTGTCCGAATCCCGGAAATTCCGAGCCCTGATGATCAATTACTTTGGAGCTAGGAACCGGCTAGGGAAGCTGGATTTTGAGACAGCGCAACGTCTCAGTCGCAACACCATCCTGAGAGAACGAGTGACTATCCCCAGGTGGCGGCAAAATATACCCTTGGTGCCGGGTGTTGGACTGGCTGGTGATGTGGTATTCAGGCTGGCTCAACAAACACCAGCCATGGTTTGTGATGGTGATATTGGCGCGGCCAAAGAGCTTTTCAGAGATATGCTGAAGCTACGCCGGTATTCGTCATTGCTTCTTACCACCATCCTGGGGGCTCCGGTCTTTGCCCGGTGGTTCAAGAACGATCGGATCGGGATCGCCCTATGGGGCAAGACTGGCAGCAATAAAACCACTATCGCTCAATTGTTCACGGCCATATATGGCCTTGGATACCTGGATGATCGGACCCTTCTGAAGCATGGCAAGCTTGGAGGCACCCAGGTTGGTGCTATGGAAGTTCTGTTGAACGCCGGGATTTTGCCGCGCATATTGGATAATGTCAAAGCCACGGATGCGAAGGACGCTTTGGCCTATATAGCCATCATCCAGGCCATTATGGAGGGAGGAGAAAAGCTCCGGGGTAAAAGGGAAGGGGGCCTTCGGACAACAAACGAGTTCCTAGTCACCCCCATAGTGACAGGGGAGATCAAAGTATCTGAGGCAAGCACATCAGCCAGGATACTCAATTTGACCTGGGAAAAAAGCCAGGATATGGCCAATCTAACGAGTATCCAATCGAGGGTAAAATATCTGCCAGTGATTGGTTATCATTGGCTCAGATACCTTGCAGCTAATACCCATGATCTGAGGCAGGGTTTTGAACAGAAGAGATCGGAGATGGCAACCAGTTATGCTGCCAAAGGCTATGTCAATCCAGGCAGGCTGGCTAACATCTACTGCTTGCTCAGAGGCATATGGACCTTGATTGAGAACGGGCCTTTTGGTGAAGAGGCTAAAGAATTTCATGATGAATTCCTAAATGCCCTTAATGAGGCCATAGAGGCCCAAGGGCTAGAGGTGACATCAGAGACCGAGCTAGCCAGATTTCTAAACGCTGTGCGGAATTTACGGGCTTCTAGGCCCGATTTGTTCATAATCGGGGGGTTGCCAAACAGCTCGGATCGGATTATAGGCAGGGAGAACGAACTCGGGCTATTTCTTCTGCCAGAAGAGACTTTGGGGCTGCTGAAGCAGATGGGCGTGTTCACCCAGGTTCCCTCGGAGAACAGCATCACCAAGGCTCTGAAGGAGGAGGGATATCTCAGAGAGATCAAAGACCGTCGTAGGCTGAACATCACCAAGATTAATGGTATCAAGGTCTCCGGTTGGTGGCTGAAACCGGATTGGGATGATGATCTTCCTGAAGTAGATGAAGCGTCCCACAAATCTCGTGGGACGGAGCCCTCCACATGGGAACCAAAATCGATATCATTAGGCGGCAGTCCCACAAAACCCACATTTTTAGAGAAAAGCAAAACTTATAGGGGGGTGGGGGGAGAAAACGAGGAAAAAACATATGATAGAAATGTGTGGGACAGTGGGTCTAATAGAATAGAATATAGTAATAATACATCTATAGATACTGATTATAATAGTACCACTACCTGTCCCGCTTCGGTCTCATTAGTCCCAACGGAAGAAAAATCGATATCAATCGAGCCTACAGAAGATAACGATGAGGCTAAAGGTAGCGATTTATCGCAATCTATTAAAATGAAAATATGGGAAAACGTAGGTTATGCTCTGAAGAAGTGCCCGAGGAAGGACAAAGAGAGCAATAGGACAGGCATAATTCTTGATGACGTTATCAGCGCAGGGCTGGACGCCCGGAGAGCAGAAGAGCTTCTGAGAGCGACTGGATGGGAAAGCAGCGAGGCGGAAGCCAGCGGCTTGAAGATCTGGTGGGCACCTGAGAAGGTTCTCCGGGCTTATGGATTGGCTTAGATGGAGGTGAACGAAAAAGTATCCTCCGGCCCGACTGGAGGATTAAGGAAGTGAAAGAGAAATGGCAGATGCATTTGTGTCAATGCTGGAAGAGATGGAAGCCGAAAGCAAGAAAGGCGGGGCCTTCTTCAAGATGGAACCGACTGACGAGAAGCGGATCGTGATTCTAACCGATCCGGAGAAAGGCATCAGCAACTTCGATAGACCAGGTGCGGATGGGATGATCACCACGCCAGACGGCAAGAAGAGACCGCCTAGAACCATATTCAGGATGAAGGTGATGGTGGAAGGCACCAAGGATGAGCTGATTTGGGAGTTTGGTCACAGATCGATTATGCAACAGCTGGTCGCTATAGCCAAGCAGAATCGCCTGCAAACCTTCCGGGGTGCTCATCTCCTGGTCAAGACCTCGGGGACGGATAACAAGAACCGGGCTTGGTTCTTGATGATGACCAGCCCACCGCAGGCTGCACCTGCGCAAGCACCTTCTCCGGCTTCGGTGCTGCCAGAGGGACAGAACTGGCTGGAATCTCAGAGGGTGGGGGCTCTGTAAGGCCCCTCACCTTCTCTGAGCTACCTAATCCCAAAATAAGGAGGTCTAAACAAGGGAATGGTGCGGAACGTTCGAAGTGGCAGGAAATGCAAAGTCAGGATTCCTGGTCATAAGAAGGGTGAACCGCGTGTTAAGGTGAGCAGAGAGGACTATCCAAAGCTGGTTGCTATGGCCGATGCAGGACATTTTTATTCGGAAATAGCTAAAGAATTCGGGATATGCAGGGATACAGCAGCAAGGATAATCAGGACGTGGAGGCGTGAAAACGGCATCATGTAAAGCTAAAGGCCGCCGCCTTCAGAACACGGTGGCCGCTATGATCAGGGAGAAGTTCAGTCTTCCTGAGGAGGATGTACGACCAGTTCCAATGAGTAGCGAGGGAGCGGATATCCAGCTCTCTAATCGAGCTAGACTGATATTTCCCTTTGCGGTGGAGTGCAAGAATCAAGAACGTTTGAACATATGGGAAGCGATCAAGCAAGCCAAGAAGCATGGTGACAATACTTGCTTGACCCCGCTGGTAGTATTCACACGCAATAGGGAAGACATCTATGTATCGCTACCACTGGAAGATTTTATGGATCTTTTGGTGATATGCGCGGCAAACTGAGATATACCGCCTTGGAAGCGTTGAAATTGCTCCCGGAAAAGCCCTTTCTGGCATCAGAACTGGAAACTCCTGTTCCAGGAGCTACTCTCCGGTATCTGATGGAAAAGGGATGTATTGCTCCGGTGGGTCGGGGCGGCATTAAAAAGCGATATTGGATTTGGAGGTTAACAGATATCGGTAAATGGCATAAGAGGCGAGGAGCATGGCGAGCACAAAATTGTTGATGGATACGCTGAAGTACATGCCAGTGGGTAGAACCATTACAGTGCCTGAACTGGAATATAGAACAGGTCGATACGGCTCTAATCTGAGACGTGTTCTTGATGACCTTTTGGAGCTGAAGATTATCAAGAAGATAAACATAGATGAGACAGGCAAAAAAGGCAGTCGTCTCCGGGTGGCCTATATCCGTCAAATATAATGGATCAAATACAGACCAAAAGGTGTTTAATAGTATAATATAATTGTGGGTATGAAGGATGGCCGGGTTGGATAAAAGTCTCGCAAAGCTTAGTCCGACGAGGTTTGTCCTGGCGTCTGAGCAAGCATCCGAAAAGGATGAACTCGCAGACCAGATGCCAGGGGTATCGACCTATCCGGGCACGCCAACCAGAGGGGGTTGGGTGCCCGTTCTTCTAAAAGCTCAATCGCATAGCAGACCTATAGTTATTGATTGGATCTGTCCTATGTGCAAGAGGCTTACAGGGCATTCTCGGGTATGTCCAAAATGCGGACTGAGCATCAAGGAAACGCCACGTAGAAAAATGCGACCGATACCAAGATCCATGAAGATTAATCGTTATCGCAAGTGGGCAAATGAAATCTTTGGTTAAGGAGCATGCTATTCAAAGGGTATCCACCGGAGAGGAGGGCGGATACAGAACCGCCCATTCTGGCCGGGCCTGCTCGCCCTCCGATCGATGATTGGCATGCTCCTTTGCCGAATCTTTACCTTATGCTTGCTGAAGAGCAAGGCTGTATAGAAGTCGAAAATGGAAAATTTCGACGATCGATCCCATGATCGGGGTGGGGAAACCTGCCCCTTTCACGATTATCTATTTTTATTCTTAACCCTTAAAAGGTGATTATTATATCAGTCGGTGAAGCTTTTCGGAACCATTACAGGGATGAGGAGCCTAGCGAACAGGTTGATCTCCAGGGGCAACCTCTCTATAAGGCCCTGGCGGATGCGATACCTGTATATTGTGCACATGAAAAAATTATAGATATAATAGAGGCTATCCCTAATCCCAGGAACCCTAATCAGCACCCTGATTCCCAAATAGAGCTGCTGGCTAGGATAATCAAAGCCCAGGGCTGGAGGAATCCCATAGTTATCAGCAAGCTCTCTGGGTTCATCACCAAGGGCCATGGCCGCCTCCTGGCTGCTCAGAAGCTGGGAGTTAAGCAAATACCAGTCGATTACCAGGACTATGCCAATCCTGCGGCAGAATGGGCCGATATCATAGCAGATAACAAGATAGCAGAGCTGGCTACACCAGATAACAAGCTCATCAAGGAGATCCTGGATGAGATCAGGGGCGATATTGACCTGGACCTTACTGGCTATGCAGGCGTCCAGATGGACCAGCTCCTTAAGGACATTAAGAAGCATGATGATAAATTCAGACCTGGTGAGACCAATAGCCGCCCCAAGATCGATTTCATAGAGGACGAGAAGAGGGCCCTGGAGGTGCCTGCTGAGGATGCCCATCTATTCGAGGGTAAGAAGAATGTGGTGGTCATATTCTCGGGCGGCATAGATAGCACCTTTTCATTGTTTTGGGCCAAACAGAACTTCGGTGATCGCAGGGTGATAGGGATCTTCTCAGACCCTGGCGTAGAGCTGCCAGGTGCGGCTTTGCATGCTTATCAGGTCTGCATGTACCTGGAGGTTGAGTTCGTCCTGGTCAAGCCCAAGAGCGATATGTTCATTGAGATGGTTAAGAGAGGGGGATGGCCTAGCACCATATTCCCGTGGTGCCAGAGCGATTTCGTTTATGGTCCTATCAATGACTGGATTCTAGCCAACCTGGAAGCGCATGAGACCGTAGTCATGGATGGCAGCTCTGGTGATCAGGTCACCAGGCTATCCAAGAAAACCAAGACCTCCAAGAGCACCGAGAAAAGGATGCATGAGTACGCATATTATCATCCTCGCTATGACGTCTCAAGGGAAGCATCCGAGAAGATCCTGAAGCATGCCGGTGTACCATTCTGGTGGGGCTATGAGATGGGCGCTAAGAGAACCGCCTGCTGGATGTGCCCTGGCATGAAAGGAGAGCAGGCTTTGTTCATCCAGGAGCGTTTCCCAGGGCTGGCTGATTATGTCCGCAAGATGGAGAAGTACATGGGAAAGCCCCTAGAGCAGATGAATGACAAGAGCTTTGATATGAAGGTCGAGATCGGAAAGAGACAGGCGGCCCGACGCGCCAAAGGCGAAGCACTGGAGGCAGAGGAAGATTATAAGATAGTGGCTGACGCGCAGGATAGCTAAGCCCAATCGCTAAGTTAATGAAGAAAGGAATTACATTTTGGGTTATGCCTAAAAGAGAATTTTATCCCAGAGAACGTCTATTAAAAAAGGAGATGTTATTTGGTTACGATCCAGAGAGCGCTAATTCTACTCTGTTTGAAGCTCGATCAATGGATGAAGTGGCGTTCCTTTATTATCAATGGGATTATTATGCCGTTGGCTATTATTATGCCGCTGATCTAATCGTCAATAATGCTTTAGATGCAACTCTTAGAGGTGAGGATCGGCAGCGTATAAATGTTGAAAAATATCATATTCTTATTGATAGAATCGATATTGTAGTTTTTCCCGTCATTTTCCTTTACAGGCAGTATCTAGAGACTAGGTTAAAAACAATGATAATTAAAGACAATATAATAAACAAACTAGAATCTGGGGAAGCTATTGATATAAATCTGTTATTAAGTAAAAAGGATACTAATCATAAACTTGATGTTTTATGGAAAAAATGCAAAGAAATAATAAAAAAGAATTATAACGAACAGGGCATTGATACTAATGATGAAATAGAATTGAATGTTATGGAGGAGTACATAGAGGAATACAAAAATTTAGATGGAAGTTCATATACTTTTAGATATCCTGGGAATACGAATGGTGAACTTCATCATCTTGATATTCCCCAAATTAATCTCAAAAAACTAAGCGAAATTATGAAGAATATTTTCGACTATCTTGAATTTTATAAAGATTGCCAAAATGGTTCTATAGATTACTACATGTATGATCGTATAGATTACTACATGTATGATCGGTAACAGAGGCGGTTATTCCGCCTCCTTCTTTGCAGTCTTCTTACCACGCGAGAGAGGTCTTGCACCGGATACAAGAGAGGCTAACCCATCTCTCAGGGCTTCCGCTACTTGCTCTTTCACTATATCGGCTAGGGAATCGGCTATAATCTCTTTGATTTGCCCTTCAATACGCTTATTCCACTTATCCTCGAACTTGACCACGAAGGCCCTGCCATTCCAATGGGATATTGTATCTTCAACGAGCCCAGGCAGATCCTCCTTAAGCTTCTCTTGCATATACTCGACCGCTCGGGATTCCATATACTGATCCAATACATCCCGGCAGACCGAGCACACGGAAGGTTCGCCTTTGACGGCATTTGCGGGCAATACGTGTTTGCCACAGAATATACAGGAGGGCATTTACTGCACCTCCTTGGGTAGCCATCGGCGCTGTCTCTCTAGTACGATCTTCACCAGGGCTTTGTAAGCTGGACTGTCTCTGTCCAGGGGCTTGGAGCACTTCTTCGCTTTGCGAGACATTTAAGCTACCTCCACGCAATCCATAAGCACTATCTCAACTACAGTTTGCTCGGCCTCTGCCAGATCTCCGACAACCATAAGCTCGGCCATTCTCTCGGTCTCTGCCGGAGCGGATTCCATAAACACGCCTCTTTCCAGGGTAGTAACCTCGAACTTCCACAGATATTGCATTTTACTTCACATCCCAGAGCGGCTTACACGCCGCCCCTAGTACCTTATAGGCCCGTTTGCGACGTTTTACTATCGGTCTACTGATAGCGAAAAATAGTCTATAAGCCTTTAACGTATAATCCGGCTTTCCTTAATGCGCGGGAGGCTATACCATTGGAGGGATCACACGCGGGGCTTTGCTTGAGCATAAAGGCACGCTCGGCACCGAATACCTCGGCCATCCATACGGCCCACTTAGCGCCTTCTAGGTACGCCTCTGTCAAGTTCCGGCCCCTATACTCCCCCTTGCCCGTCCCTCGCTCAACTACGTGCGGTACATCGCCCTCCCAGGTCACGGCGCAAGGGCACCGGGGCACTGGTAGCCCTCCTAGCTGTTCAGGGCAGATAGGGACAAGCTCATACTTCTCTTTGAGTTCCTGTACGGTCTTCTCTTTGTAGAGCCGATGGCCCATTTTATGCGTTTGACCGTGATATCTGCAGGGCACCCCACAGGCGCATAACGAGATGAGCGCTTTGGGTTTATGTTCCACCAATCTAGTTTGCATGTTATTCTCCGGGCATAATAAGCCGCCCGGATATACCTACTCACGCTTATCTTATAAAACGCACGCTGTGATGTAAATGGCTAGAAAGAAGGCGGTTTTGGATTATGTTATGATAGAGAAACTTGCTAGTTTGGGGTGCACTGAATATGAGATCGCATATGCGATAGGATATACTCCTCAGCATTTCTCGACTATAAAGAAGAAAGATCAGCTCCTCCGGGAAGCGATAGACCGGGGTTCAAACACCATCAAGGTAGCCATTCGCCGGGCTCAATTAAAGGTGGCACTGCCTGAAGGCGATTACAACGGCAATGTGTCCATGCTGATCTGGCTTGGTAAGCAATACCTGCGACAGAGTGACCACTTAAAACTTTCTGGAGATGAAGAAGAACCCCTGGTAGTGAACACCCTAGCGGACTTTGTGAAAAATGCCGCGGCCAAAAAAGAAAAGTCTGGATCTTCTGGCACCTGAATTAATGCAAAGCGACCCTGTTATGGTCGCTACTGACATATTTGGGTCTAAGCTCTGGAAGGACCAGGGAACCATCATGGAGTATGTCCGGGATCACCCCAGGGTGGCCTGGAGGTCTTGTCACGGCATCGGTAAGACTTATGTCGTTGCCAGGTTGGTTCTCTGGTTTTTGTTTTCCTTCCCATATTCCATCGTAATCACCACCGCACCAACCTGGAGGCAGGTTGAAAAGCTGGTTTGGAAGGAGATTCGGGCCTGTTATTCCAGGTCTAAGATACCTTTGGGCGGCAATTTGGCACCAAAGGCCACCGAACTCTCGCTGGTGGGGGATGAATGGGTCGCTATGGGCCTCTCCACCAATGATCCGGATAGGTTCCAGGGATATCACGCCGAATATCTCTTGGTGGTGGTTGATGAAGCGGCGGGCGTGCAGGAGGACATATTCGAGGCCGTCGAGGGCGTGTTGACCTCGGCCCATTGTAGGTTGGTTCTGATTGGCAACCCAACTAACATCGGTGGGCAATTTTACCGGGCTTTCCGAGAAGCTAATTGGGTAACAGGCCATACTAGTGCCTGGGATACTCCCAATTTCACCGAGCTGGGAATAACCAGGGAGGACATAGAGAATGACACCTGGGAGGCCAAGGTTCCCAGGAAGGTGAGTGGGGATTATGATTGGCCTGCCCCATACTTGATTACTCCAGCCTGGGTATCGGACAAGTTCAAGCGCTGGAAGCCCAACCATCCGGCATATTCTGCCAGGGTGGAGGGGGAATTCCCGGAGCAGGGCGAATACAACGTTATTCCGTTGGCCTGGATCGAGGCGGCAATAGCAGCATGGCCGGATACTGAGCCAACGAATGATAGAATCATCATCGGGGTGGATGTAGCTCGGGGCGGGATGGACCTGTCGGCCATCGCTATACGCCGCGGGAATAAGCTCCTCTTCATCGAGACTTTCGCCGGTTTGGATGGGCCGGAGTTGGCCGGAGAGGTGGCCGTTAGATACAGGAAGCTCAATGCAGACCTGGTGAATGTCGATATTATTGGCGTTGGATCTTCCGTTTATGATTCTCTGAAATCCTATGGAGATATCGAGGTTCAGGGCGTTAATGTGGCGGTGGCTTCAGACGTTAAGGATGAGAAAGGAAATCGAGTTTATCAGAACCTGAGATCAGAGCTATGGTGGACACTCCGAGAAGCCATAGATCCTAAAAATCCCGAGCCTTTGACCCTGCCAGATGACGATAACCTGCTGGCAGATCTGGCTGCTCCTCAGTACAGTTTTCGAAAGGGTTGGATTCAGATCGAAGCAAAGGAAGACACCAAGAAGAGGCTAGGCCGAAGCCCCGATTCCGGGGACGCTCTGATGCTAACATTTGCGCCAGTAGAAGAAATGTCTCCGGTGGGCTGGGGAACTTCCAGATTAACAGGTAAGAGAAGATGATGGAGCAACGAATCGCTACGGAGCTATGCCTGATCAGGCTATTGCTTGAACGTTTCTTGGAATCTACAGATCCGGTAGAGTATGCAAGGTACGCAGTACAGAAGCAAAAATTCTCATAGAGTGGATTGGATGAAATTCTTGGAACGGCTTTTCCCTAAGAAGCAAGCAGCAGCACCCATCATGTCAGGCTCTCCGGTGATGCGTCAGAGGTTTTCGCTTGGCTATGTGGACCGGAGCGTTGTTGTCTCTCCGGAACGCATTGCTGCCAACCGTTCTATCCCGGTGGTGCTGGAATCCCTATCAGGTCTATCAAGGCTTTGTTTCACCGGATTTGATCACGTCCTAAAGCCTCTCGATCCATCCGATGACACCCAGGAGGCCAATATCAAGAAGGCCCTGCAGCAGATCCATATCCAGGAGAAGAGAATAGGAAGAATCGGGAAATCCCGACGCAACGGAACCCTAGGGCTGGTCCGGGCCACCGCACTGGATGGCTGGAGCTTCAGGCAGGCGGTAGCCGAATACTCCACCATCCAGGAGGGCAACTGGCAGAATTTTGCTGAAATCCAGCTGCTGCCTGCTCAGAGCTTCGGAACCGCTCCGGGCAACTTGCCTTATAGCTCTTGCATCGCGGACAAAATTCTGCCTGGTATTGTATATGATATCAACCAAGACATTACTCGATTCTTCCAGGCGGGGGATAACGCCCTGCCACGGGAGCTAGATCCTGACAATATTATATATATCGAGGACATGACGATCCCGGACGACCTGAGCTTCATGAAAGTCTTGAATCCAACCATTGAGGCTTGGAAAGAGGTTAGGCGTTATGGCATGCTGGCTGAGCACCGGGTAGGCGTGCCTGATGAAGTAGCCTCGATCAATGCCAAAGACGTTGTGGCTATGATCGAGGCCAAAATCCCGGTTAAAATGCAGGATCTGATTGACCATTGCGACGACCTGGCAGAAAGGCAGTCTCATGAAAGCAAGAAAGTCGCTCTGGCAGGAACCAAGATCGAATATCCCAAGATCGACATGCCGCTTAACCCTTGGGATGCTGATCAGTACCTCAAGGAAGAAATCTGTGATTTCTTTTTTAAGAGGAATGTGATAAAGCGGGTTGAGCAGGCGGTCAGTTCTTCAGACTCCGGCGCCAAGGCCCTCATTGATATCCACGTATCCAGCGAGAGAGAGCTTTGGGGCAAACCCTTTGAGAGCTTGTGGAATACCTGGCTGGAATGGAACGGTTTTGAGCTGGTGGATGAGTTTGCCTGGTGGGATTGGTCTCCGGAAGACCAGGATAAGCAGCATAAGAGGAACCTGGAGAACTTCAGATCCCATGCTATGACCATCCAGACCTTCTGCGAACTGGAAGGACTGCCTATTCCGAACGATGAGGAGCTGAAAGAAATCGCGGCTCAGCACGCCCTGCTTTTTGGCAAAGACAACGTCTTGAGCCGCTCCAACACGACGGTGTAGGCCGATGGATCATATTAAGGCGCTACGTAGCGCAGAGGACTCCAGGATCAGAGAGCTGGAAGCCAGGTTCTTGGACTCAGTAAAGAACACGATCCAGAGCACCGACTGGAGCGACGTAGAACGGCGACTAATGGCCGGAAACGCGCCGGATATGGTGGTAGGTGCCCTATCATGGGGCAATTACGATCCTTCGGACTTGCTGGAGGGCGGATTTTGGGCAGCCTCGGGCATAGCGGCTGAGTACCTGGCTGAGGTCATCACCACCAGCACCGAAGTTAGCTTTGTGCTCACCGATCCCAACGCTCTGAAATGGATTGAACAGTACGCGGCTGATGAGATCGTTGCCATTTCCGACAGCCAGAGAGAAGCGGTGAAAGAGATCGTACTGGCTGGTTATCGGGATGGGATCACATATCAGGAACAGGCCCGGATGATCAGACAGATAGTAGGGCTAGATCCCAGGCGGGCGATAGCAGTAACGAACCTGGAGAACAGGCTGAGGAAGAAAGGCAAGTTCTCCGAGGACCAGATAGCGAAGAAATCTGCAAAGTATGCTAAGCGTCTTTTGAACCAACGTGCCCGGACCATTGCCGTACAGGAAGCTGTGACGGCTGCTGCTCAGGGATTCTATGAGACTACCAAAGGCGCAGTAGGCCGGGGCATCTTAGATCCTCAGAAATACGCTGGCTATAGGATAGTGACCGGGGACGAACGGTTGTGTCCCCAATGCTCTGCATTAGCGGGTGAGACTCGGGAACTGCCTGATGGTGTTTACAGATCGACCGGGTCACATACTCCAAAAGTTCACGTTTTGTGTCGTTGTGTTGAAGGAATCCAGGAAACAGGAGCGGAAAAGGGGGTGCAAGGAATAGGAACGAAGCAGACTAAACGGGCCTCTGGCATGGGAAGCGCTACTATCATTTTCGACTGCCAGAAGGTCAAGAGAAAAGACGGGATTCTATACATCCCAACTGTTCCGCTGATCGAAGGAGTTTACGAGCAGTGGGGTGTACGGGTTTTTAGGGACTATGAGGAATTCTCACCACACAGCCACTGGCTGCACGGCCTGCCTGTAGTTGTGAACCATGAAGATGTCACCCCGGAGGCCCGGAGGGTAGGACAGCTGTTTGATATCACAAACAAACCAGAAGGTAGGAAAACCTCTGCCACAACCCGATTCTTTGAGATCGATCTCACTCGGAGAGAGCTAGAAGCTCTTCTTTCCGGCGAACCTCATGACGGCTCTCTCAGATGGGAATGCTACCTGGTCGATGAGCCGGGCACTTGGACAGATCCCAGGACCGGGGAGGTCAAGGAGTATGATGTAAAGGAAGTCGGGCCTTACGTCTTCCATGAGTACTCATTTGTGAAACAAGGCGTAGTCAGCACCAAAGACGGTGCCGGGTTCAACGTGCAGTGTAAGGACTGCAAATCATTGTCATATGCTCCAGGAGGAGGAGCTACTATGGAGATAGAGGAAATCCAGACAGCGATTAATGCTTTGTTAAACAGAATCGATGCCCTGGAGCAGAAGAACGCGGCTCTTGAGGGCGAACAGAAGAATATCCAGGCCACCCTGGAAGCCAGGATCGAGGCCGAACAGAAGGAGCGGTTCCTGTCCAAGCTCAAGCCTGCATTCTTGGAACAGGGGGATGAACTCTGGCAGGAGTGCAAACAGACGGGGTACCTCGATTTTGAGGCTAACCATCCTGAGATGATCGCTTCCTTCCAGTCTCGGGTTCTAAAAGGACAGTCCATGACAGAAGAGCCCGAGTCCTTCAACCTGGCTGCTAAGCAGGCGGAAAGGAACAAGAAATTCAATATGAGGAGGAGATAGAGATGGTTCTGAGAAAAGTGACCACGCCCAAGACCGGGCCGCTCAGTTCTATCCCTGCAGCTGGCAAGATAGCCTTTGGTGCTGCGATTATCAACAATGGAACGGATCAGGCCGTATATGCCTCTGCAGCTGACACGGATGAGATTCTAGGGTTCGCAGTACAGCCAGCCAATAACGTGGTCCTGAGAAGCGACGGATTCTATCAGCAGTACGATGATGTACCTTACGCCAACAGCGGGGAGATCAATGCCCTGGTGATCGCACTCGGTGCCACAAATATCATCAAGGGCGACTTCCTTGAAGTGGCCGCTTTGGGTGGTGCGGGTGGTTCTGGTGCCTGGGGGGTACTGGCTGAGGCTGGCAACCTGGCAGGAGCTACCAAGACTATAACGTCCGTTGCTCAGGCCGCAGAGAGCGTTACCCTGGCGGCTTCCATGGCAACTCCCGCGGCTGGCGTAGCAATCGGCGATGCTCAGATCACAATGGCTGCTGGTGCTATCGCAACCATGGGACTGGTCGAAGGTGATTATGTTATGCTCAGGGACGCAGATGGCGACACCCAGCTCAATAGGGTCAAGTCTCTGACATCGACTGTGATCACCTTGCAGGAACCTTCCACAGTAGCTCTGACTGTGGCAGATAACGATCTGGTGCACCGGGTTGCTCAGATCAAAGTTAAGATTCTCTGAGGTGTTTTATTCATGGTAGGGGAGTTAAATTGGGGTGCAGGTCTCCCTATGGAGATCATTACCAACATGAGGAAGTCCATTGAGGAATTCCAGAATGTGAACATCGACGGCTACATAGCCAGGAACGCTCTATACGTCCGGACTCTGAACAATCCAAACATCCGCCGGGATGTGGTCCGGAGGGTGGATATGGCCGCCGCTCCAGATGGCATATCTCGGGCTCAGATCTCTGCTGGAGGCACCATCCCGGATGAGATCACGACCGGCGCTAAGGAAGACATCCATCCTATCTGGTGGATCGCCGATGCCGTCATAATGAATGAAGCGGAGATCAGCATTGATCCAACCAGATGGGATCTGGATGTCAGAGTGGCTATGCTGGAATGCCAGAGAAGAGAGAATTATACGGCCATCAATGGAGATGCCAATCACAACATCACTGGCATTGTCGGAGCTGCTCAGGCCAATCCCAGGGGTAGCATAGTGGCCTCTGGTGCCTCGGGTAACCAGGAGAATAATTCTGGAGCCTGGGATGGCTCAGAACAAGACGGAAAGATGGACCCCTATGAGGATCTGAGGCTGGCAACCGGCATGGTCAATCCCGAGTTCCCGAGATCCTCGCTCAACCTTCTGGGTCGGCCCGAATCTCTGAACTACCTCTGGTCCAAGAACGAGTTCAGAGAGACGTATGTCTCTGAGATCGCGGGATTATTTGGCCGGGCCGATGGGTCCACCGACTTTCTCATTCCCTGCGACTATATGCCCGCCAATACGGTTTACGTAGTAGCAAAGCACATGAACGCCGGTGAGATTGTAATCGCCCAAGATTACGATGTGGACGCGGACTATCCCAGACAGAAGGGCAAGAACCGCTACGCTGAGATCGGCGGCTGGGTTGGTTTCGAGATCCACGATCCATCTGGTTTTGTGCAGGTAGCCATCAACTGAGGGGCGACCATGGGAATGAATCCAAGAGGGTTTTTGAGGACATGGTCACGGCTAGATGGTGGCAATGTCCGAAAAAATTCCATAACTAAGGATAAGCTGGCGGGCGGCTTCCTCAAAACCACGCTGGCGGATGGTACGGCGGCTGAAACCGACGTGACCGTTACTGGCATGGCCGTGGGCGATGAGCTGGTAGCGGTCTTGTCCCTGTCCACCAAGGCCGATATCAAGACCTTGGAGAACCGGACTTCGGAATATACCGTCGGTGCAGGAAAGCTGGTGAAGGCGGCGGGCACTGATGAGACAAACAACCAGCTTATCATCATATATCTGGATCTGACATGAATTCGTCCGATCTGATATAATTTCTAGAATAATACCTCGGGCTGCCAGTGAGGCGATTTTTCGTGATCATATTTAAGGGATCAGTGGGCGATGAGATTATCCTGAATACCGGGCACGACCTGGAAGATGCCACCAAGATCGAGATGCGTGTGATAACACCATCCGGCTCTAATGAGGTATGGGATGCTGTGGCTCATACAACTCCCGAACACATTGTCCATACAATCCAGGAAGGGGAGATGGTTGATGAGGGCATCTATATTGTCCGGGCCTATGTCGAATGGGAAGAGCTTCATTCGTACTTAGGCAAGCCGGTTCTGGTTCATTGTCTAGATATCTCATACGTCGTTCCTATCAATGAAGTGCGCCGAACGATCCAGGATAAAAACCCTGACCGGCCACTATTGAGCGATGAAGAGATTTATGATTCCTTAGCAGCTTCCGGAGGCGATACCCTTGCCGCTTCCCTGGCTTGTGCCGAAGCCCTGGTTGCCAGGGGAGCACATAAGGTCTCCAAGAAGATAGGAGATCGACAGATCAACTATTCTGACCTGCTGGGGCATTATCAAGCCCTGGTCGAAGTCCTGCAAGCCAAGATACAGCAACGAGATTTCAGCCATGGAACTTACCGGGGCGGTAAAGTCGAAGACAAATATCCTATCAAATTTTTATATTCAGATGCAAATTAAAAAGGTGAGGCTATGGGAGATATCGACTGGCTTGAATGCATTCCTTTTGAGGGTCCGGAATCGCAGTGGCCGACGGGCATGGCCCATCTACCACCTGGCATTAGCGTGCTGGACTTGCTGAAGGAAGGCAGCGTTAAAAGGACCAGGTCCGGTGGGATTCTCAAACTGGAGATAGACGAAGAGGTCTATGAAGCCCTGGTGGAGACCTATGGTCCAAAGCAGATTTTGATCGCCACTGCCGGTGGTGGCCGGATCACTCGGGAGGAGTGGTATAGACAGTTCAACAAATCGGATGGCCTGAGGCTGGCTATCATCCGAGAACTGAACAAGGGTGAAGAGGAAACCAAATCCTTCGAGATCGGAAAATGAAAAATTTTAGGAGGCAAACGAAATGGTAGATGAGAGAATCAACACGGATGTGAAATTTGTGTCCACCGTTATTGTCGGTGGATATGAATCGTTTGTTGAGAAGAACGCCAGGATGATGGGCTACCTCAAGGGCGAGATCGAGGAGCTCCAGACGATGATCAATAAGCTCCAGTCCACCGACATCCAGGCCGGATACCTGCCAGACGACGACCACGATATCATCAAGTCCCTGGATGAAATCGTGGAGGAAGTCGATAAGAACCTGGCTGTCCTCGGAAATTCCATAAAGGGCCTGAGCGATAGCGCAAAGGTCACGCTGGAAGCGGCTGGATACATGAGGTTATCCAAGGACCAGGCTGCCATCAAGACCTATCCGGAGTAAGCTACCCCTCCCCTGAAGGAGAGGGGCTTTCAGCAGCCCTGAGTAGATCTGTTTCAGAATCAGAGATCTACCCCGGACACTTTTTTATTATAGAAAAGCAGGCAGAAGACCCATCTCCTTTAGGGGAGGGGATGAATGCCCGCTACGGGATAGATGAGATCGATAATAAGAGGTGAAACGCAATGAGTTTGAAAGGTTGGAGAACATACATCGCTGCAGCGCTGGTGTTCGTCACCGGCCTGTTAGAGTTCGTCGATGAGGTTGCAGCGGCTGATTATATAGGGGGGTATATCGGCCTGGAAGGATCTATCATCCTGATGGCATGCGGTGCCGTTTTCGGTATTCTCCGGAAGCTGACCGATACTCCGGCTAAGAT